TTGCATTTCTAGTGGCAGCTTCAGCCACAACCGCATGAGCATACACAGTCTTAATTAACTGGTCGCCAAAGGCTGTTGGTGCAGTACCACCCTTCCTGTAAAGAGTACCGAATAATCGCCCTATCTTAGTCCCCTTTAGCTTGCCTTGGACACCAAAAGGGTAACTCATTAACTTGCCAAACGCTTTGCCATTTAATGCCTGATTAGAATACATCCAGACATTCTTAGAATCTTGAAGGTTAGCAGTTTGTATCTCGAAGGCAGGAACCTCATACCAATAAGAATAAGCAGCGTTCTGAATAGCCCTCTTCCATGTTACTTTACTGAAAAACGCCTGCCACATAGCAGGGGCTTCTTTTAATGTTGAATCAGCAATAGACTTAGCTTTAGACACTTTAGATAAGCCCACTCTGGCTGGTATTTCTAAAGCGGTCTTCACAATTAAATCACCTATAGCGTAAAATCCAGACATGGCATTGCGAATAGGTGTTGCTGGTGCGCTCATAAGATTATTACGCAACAACTCTATATAAGCGTCCCACATCCCAGTCGAAGAGCGAGTCATGTTTATCTCTCGCATGATTCTATACGCAACTCGAATGTCATCCTTTATCTCTCCGTCAAGATTTCTTAGGTCAACGCCCCACGATATGATTTCCTTTCTCAAATCACGAATCTCATCCATGTCAGTTTGTAATATTTTCTCTATGGCCTTAGCACTTTTCAATGCGTCTTTTTCACGGCCTTCTTTTACCGCTTCAGTATAAGCTTTCCTTTCTGTTTCTAAGGCTATCCTGCGTCTGACCGGCATCCGTACCGCCGCATTTATTAACAGCTTATGTATTGCCCTACCCATCTGCATACGACCAGCACCCATAACTAGTATCTGTGCTTCTGTTGATCTTATGTCACCACGCCCTGCAAATAATGATATAGAATATTCTATCTTTTCGTCGTTACCACTAACAAACCCGTCTAAGGCGGCATCCTCAGCAATGATCTGCATAGCAGCCTCTTCTTCAGGTGTCGATGGAATCTTACCATCGAATGCCCTCTGGGTGAGTTCGGCTACCTGTGCAGGGTCATTTAATATCGTCGCAGCACCGGCCCATATCTCAGGAGCAGTCTTAGTTGGTGGTGGACGCAAAGCCACCGCAAACATTCTCTTAGTCGCAGGTATTAAACCTGGGTTCCTCTGCCTAGTTGGAGGGATTGGACCATCTTCTTCCATTAGTCTTCTGTATCTTTGTAGAGGATTTTCTGGAGTTCTTCTGGTTACACCTTCAGGGGGAGGCTGGTTCATGTTGACTTCAGGCGTAGCTTCACCCTGTTCACGTGGCCCAACAAACTTTCTCTCAGGTCTTCGCTTAGGCTTCTTTGTCTCTCTGGATTTCTTTGCTGGCTCTTCTAATACTTTGCCGATAACATCACCAGACTCACCGATGATTTCACCCTTCTCTGTTACGGTAGGAACAAACTTGCCGCCGAATAATCTTTCAGCCATAGGCTCCCATGCAACTCTCGTTCCGTTCTTCCACTCAATAATTGGCGTACCTGTTTCATCAACAGCAACAACCTTGGCTGTACCGTATATAGTCTCTATGGTATCACCAACCTTGTGAGTTACTGTTTCAGCAGGAGTCGGCTGTCCTTCCTCTACAGTAGTATCTATCTGCCCAGAGCTATCTACAGGGAGTTGCTGAATTGTAGGTGTAGGGGGTTCCTGTATCTGGTCAGTGCTTTCTAGCGGAGTGACTTGGATAAAGTTATTGCCTCTGGGTTTATTGCTTACAGTAACTAATCTGCCACCAGAGTCTTGAACAACGTACAATGTCTTACCACTTTTATTAGACTGCTCTTGAGCAGAATTAACAGAAGTAGATATAGACTCATCGGTAATCTCAGTAGAGTTAGCTTTATACGTTGCAACTGTATTCGCTAATTGGAGTAATTCGCCCTGCGGCATCTGGCCAAGTTCGTGACCGGCCATAGCACCTGCTTGCAAATCTTCTACTATCCGCTTCTCTTCAATCCTATCGTATAAATCAATCTCCTCTATAGAGGCAGTACCGTTTTCAATCTTCCTTTCGAGATTGTTAAGGATGCGGTCTTCCTTACGCTGTCTTTTTTTTGCCTGCCTTTGCTGTTGTTGTGTTTGTTCTGGAACCTCAACTGGACCAAGCTCTCCTGTTGGAACGAACTTTGCCGCCAATTCACCTGTAGTTCTTTCTCCAATCTCATTCTGCCTATCTGAGATAAGGTCTCTAACACCAAGCCTGCCCTCTTCAATCTTGAACTCTATACTGTAACCCTGTTCTTGAGCATATTTAGTAAGTTTCTTTTGAACTCTCGCACTGTCTTTTGGGTCACTAATCTCAAGGAACCGCCATCCTTCCATGTTCTCTGGTGATTGCTTTAATACTTCAGCAACAAACTCTACGCCCTCACCTCGAATATGGTCTTTGAATATTAACGGAGAAGCCAAGACTGCCCTTCCAATACCGGGTGCGGCAAAGCCAATGTTGCGAGTTGTTAAATCTCTTAGCGTTGGCATCTTGAAAGATTCATCCAGGCCAGTCATTGTCCTTAAAACCTTCTCGAACTCTTCCTCTAAGTTCTCTTCCGGTAATCCATGATAAGCCGAAGCGTTAAATAGTTTAGAGAAGAAACCCTTTGGCGTTCCACCAGGATTCAATTTCTCCCATGCTCTAAATGGGATACCAATTAGCGGAATCTTCTTAACGATTTTAGCTAATTTACCGCCCGACATCTCTGCAACATTAGATATTGTCTTTTCCATCAAAGAGATAGTTATAGGAGAGTTCTCCCCCATAGCGGCTCTGTCGCCTATATCAGAGTAAAGGCTTGGCATTAACAACGACCTTGCTGCCTGAGCTGTGACAAATGACGTTGTGTTTATTCCAAATTTAGTAAGTACATTCTTGCCTAATTTGCCTAACCCTTTAGTTAATGCCCCTTTTACTGTCTCTCTTACCGCCGTAGATGAACCTTGTGTTACAATCATTTCAGCCGCATAAGGAAGCGATTGACCTGTTATTAAGCCACCTTCGCCCAGTATTGAACCAGTACCAAGTCTATCTTCAGCACCACGTTGCATAAGCCTATTTTGAAAATACTCTAAATAGCCCTTCTCTTCCGGGAGAAGGCTTTCATCTAACGTCTTTATCTTTTCCAGTACGCCTCTGGCAATCTCCCTTTCGCCTTCACTAATCTCTTCACCATTCTCAAACTTATTATATATGCTTTCAAATTGAGTTTTATCCTCATCAGTAATGTTATCGTTCTTCTCTAACTTCTTAGCAATAAAGTAAGCGGCAACTGAATGTGGTAATGTATATACATCTTCAGCGGCCCTTTTTAACCCTCTGCCTACGCCCTGCCAATAACCTATCGGCCCTTTGCCAACTAGCTTGCGAAGTTCATCTTCGGGAACACCGGGATAATCCTTTTTGAGTTCATTAAGATAATATTCTTCGTGTGGAACATTCGGCATCTGCGTAAGTTCACTGGGTATATAATCCTCTCTTGCCTTCCCTGTCAGAATATCTATTTGAGGGGCAGGCTTCTGAGGGGTGATTCTACTGTCTTGTTTTAGTGCAGGGTCAAACTCAACACCATATTCATTAACTGGTTTAGGTTGTATAGGTGGAGTGTATGGGGCTGCGTAGGCATCATACGTCTGCTCTTCTTGGCCAAAGCTGGGTTCAACAAACGGACTGATATTACGTTTAGACTGCATTAACTGTGCGGCAGTCTGCATACTGGCCGCTTTCTTCTCAGCCATCAACCTTGTAACATCGGTAATATCAGATTGTGGAACTAGGGTTGCAGTCCTCTTCTGTGCCATAAGTTCTGCTACTGTAGGCATTACTTATTTTATTCCTTTCATGTCCTCTTCTGTTATAATCTTATCTCTAACCATCTGGTCAAATTCAGCCTGCTGGTCTTTAGGCATTGATGTGTACCAACTTCTCTTTTGATAAGGAACAAGAACATTAACCTCTCCAGATTCCTTATTGATTATAGCGTCAGTATCGCCAGTCTCTAATTGTTTGACTAAATCATGCAACATCTTGACCCGTTTTTTCTTGTCAACACCATCAAATGTTTCCATCGTCCAGCTTGGGTCTAAAGGTATCCCCGGCATATTGTGAAATGCCTTCGCTTGTTCGTCTGTTAATGATACGGCCTTAATAGCATTAGACATTAACCTTGTAACATCTCGTTTACGCTTCTTCTCTTGATATGGTCCCCATAGTTTTTTAGGTACAAAAGCAGTCATTTGCTCTCTAGGAGATGCTCCATAACGATCTCCTTTCATGTCTTTAGAGAATAACTCTGGAGCTTGGAGCCTTGTTATCTCTATATAGTCATCTTGTGTAACTGGGTTTTCTATAGTAGAAGCGGCTATAAATCCCGTAACGTCGTCTTGAGAAAATACATTACCACTAATAATATTAAAAGCTTTTTTAGATGCGTTGTCAGCCGTATTGAAATGCCCTGTCATTTGCTTTGGTAACTTCGTGCGTGCAAGTTTAGCGGCCTTCTTATCCCTAATGCCCTCGGAAGCCTTAAAGACTTTCTCAAAAGCGGGACTTCGTTGTGTTTTCGTTCTTACCGGAGTAAGCTGATTATTTGCATTAGCGTTTTGCTGTAATTGATTCTGAGTTGGAACTGATAAGTCGCCAAGACTTTGCAACCCTGTAGCAATATCTTCTTGTGCTTCGGGTTGAACACCTGTGTCAAGAGTGGAACTTTGTGTTGGTGTGCCTAACCTCTGTAGCAATGGGGCCAAGACAGTAGCGGCCATCTCAGAATTTTCACCCATAAACATATTGCCTAATGAGATTCTTTGCTGGTTCTGTCTCCATTGTTGGTCTTCCGTGTTTTCCGTCTTATCCTGTGCGGCATTCTGTGTTCTCTGGTCAAAATTCTGTTGTGCCATCTGCTGATTGAACTGGTCACGCGCAGCGACACGCTGTTCCTGCTTACGCAACTGGTCGTAATATTGCTGCTTCTGCATCTGCTGATTCTGCATCTGCTGATAACCCATCATGGCGTTACCGACACCTGTGGACATCATCGACAATCCTTGTAATGCTCTGCCTAAATCTGCCATTTCATAACTCCCTTTAGCCTATATTAGCCATTTTCCAATCAGACACCTTCTCTTGAGATGGCAATAATGGTTGATTAGACCCGAACATCGCTTGCATAAACTGCTGTAATCCAGCCATTCTCGTCATAGTCTTTTTAGCACCGCCACGTTGACTCATATATGCAGGCTGATCTAAACCAATATTCGCTGGATTTCCAAGCAGTTGTCTTCGTCGCTTCGTCTGCTGGGGTGTATCGCCTCCGCCACCTATACGACCACCTTGGGCAAACTTCTGGACAACATTACCCGTCACATCGGTATCTGGGAACGCTCCATATATCTGTGGTTCCAATTGGGATAGTGCATTACGATCACTTTCACTAGTGGCATTAAATATATTCCGGTACTCAGCCAAATCTCTTGCCGGTTGTAAGGGGTCGCCAAAAGTATCCATCATAATAGGCATTGCCTGTAATTGCCTGTTCGCTTGGCTCTCTAATGCCGCGGTTTCTCTGTCCCTGCCAGCGGTTTGCATTGCAGACCTTTGGGCCTCTAATCCCTCAGCCATCTGTCCTGCTTGTCTGGTAATATATCGAGGTGTTTCCTCACCTGTAGCACTACCAGACATCAATGCCTGCTCACGCATAAACGGAGCCAAGTTCGTAGAGAAGTTCGTCATAGCCGGATTGAAGACCTGCTCCTGAAACTCCTGATTAACAGTATTAGGGTCATATTGGTATGTTGGCCCCTGTGCCATCACTCTGCTGGTCATCTCACCGGCAATCGGCCCCTTTTGCTGTAAGGCACTGGTCGTCTGCTGTGGGGTAAATAATGGCTGCTGGGATACCGTATTTGCCAGTGCATACTGAGAACCGGGGTATGATGGCTGGTATGGTGCTGGCTGATAGTTAGCCAGACTTGCACTATCACCTCTACCGCCTCCTATGTCGCCTCCAGCACCCACAGAACCGCCTACAGGCCCGCCCTCTGCCTTTGGCTGTATAGCTATCTCTTTGTCGCCACCGACCTGCTGTGGCCCCTTACCGCCCGCCATAGACGCAGGGAGGTTCTTATTAGGGACAACTGTACCCTTAGATGCAGGGTCAAAGAACTCCGGGCCACTCTCACCAATCATATTCATTCTTCCAGCGTCAGATACAAACAACTCCGGGCCTATCTCGCCAACTAGATTTATAACGTCAGTTGGAGGACGACCACCTTTGGCAAAAGTAAGACTTCTCGGCACGTTTTTAGGTGTGATCTCTAATGCCATCATCATCATACGATCATATAACTCTCGTTCGAGTTTATTAGCCTCTGGCTTAATTAGACCGGGATTCATAGGTGGTGGAGGTGCTTTTTTTTCATCGCCACCGCCAAACATAGCACCAGCTCCACCCAATACACTGCCAAGCCCGGCAAGGCCCATGCCTACACCGCCCAGACCGCCGCCGCCGCCGCCATCTGTGGGAGCAGGCGTGGGTGATGCTGCTCCACCACCACTTCCACTTTTTGCTAACATCGGACCTGCGGCTTGTGCTAACATCATCATTGTTGCAGGGTCTAACATATCTCTAACTCCTTATGGGCCAACCGCAATAGCGGTCAACCCGACGTAGTACATGACTCCGCCTAACATAACTTGTAATTCGTGGTTTTTATCGTGTGTAAACTTAATCTCACCGTTATCTATATTGTCTGCAATAGTCCAAGTATCCGCCCTGACTTCGTGCCTCGATCTTCCTTGAGATAAATCCTTATACAGATTAGAAGATAAACCCTCTATTGAAGCCTGAAGATGCTGAAGGTATGAGGTCAATATACCTACATCACTCTTAACATCTTCCAGCGTAGCGTCCACACCTTTAGTCTGAGAGGCTAAAACAGGTATCTTCGGCAACGATATTATCTGTGTTTGATTCATTAGTGGGTTGCTCCATCCTCATATCTCATAGTAAAAGACCTCACAGAGAAGGTTTCACTAAGAGTCGAATTGGCAAATCTTATCTTTAAGAATCTGGCTTGTTGGTGGAAGCCAACCGTGTACCAGTCATAGCTGGATGTCAGTACCTTTGTCTCAATCTCTTGCCAGTCACCGTCATCTGCCTTGATACTTACCGTGATACCGTCACCCTTAGCCTCAAAGTCAAGACCGTTCCACGCGGTAATCTCTGCCCTCTCACTCTTCGGATTAGAGAATGCTTTGGAAATCCAATAAGCATCAATAGCGTTACTGCCATCATTCTTAGCGGATGTATCAAACTCATAGAACTCACCAGATGAGTTACCGAAGTGGACAGAATGCTCCAGGTTCGTTTCTGTTCCCTCAGTTACCAATCCGATAGCATAGTCAGAAGCAGTTATATTTGAACTTGTACCATCCGAGAAGTCCCATATCGCCCACACCTTTTCATCCGGATTGAACATGAACGCTTTGTCTGGATAATTACTACTGGCAGGAACCATAATTCCAACCAGATTAACTATACTCATATCCAGCCAGAAACTTCGTCGATGAAACTCGCCATCGTTGTATTCAATCCCATCTGTAGAATAAAACTCTGACTCTATGGCGTCACCGATAGGACTCATTGTTGTTCCAGAACCAAAGGCATATACATTCTTACGGCCAACCCAGTAACAATAGTCACCGATTACCTGCACCATCTTAGCGGCCAGTAAAGCATCCTCTTGGAATACGGTGTTATATGAGAATATAGCAGACTCTCCACCTAAGAATGACTGTCTCACAATAGCGTCTGTCTTAAATATATAGTTATTGTCATCGGTCAGTCTCACAGCATTGAGAATAGCACCAGATGTATCTGCCACGTTCCTTGCAGTAGCAACGCCGGACTGCCATTCCTCCGCGTCATTAGTGGCACTCCATCTATCTTGTAATAGTTTATCCACCGCACCTGTACCTGCTGTATCTTCGCTGCCTCCCAGCAAATGCAACTTCTCTTTGTATCCGCTTATCGCTTTGCACCTATGGTAATCAGAAGAGCCGGGGTCATTATAACCACTGCCTGCATCATTGGCTCCAGTAAGTAACTTTAACAACGGGTTGGATATTCCATTATCAACGTAACGGACATAGTGATCTTGCTCGTAGTTCGTTACCATTAGATATGATTGCGTACTACCTGATACATTAGCAAGGACAGAATCCGATAAGGTTGGAGATATTTTAGTTGAGCCTGCGCTCAGCGAAGTGGCCTCATTACCTCTAAAGAACTGAAGTGCGTCAATATATCCCACTCGTGTAAAGACCAATGGAGAATCATTATTCATTTTAATTTTTATTAACCGGCTAGTTACCGCTGAAAAACTATTACCAAGCATTCCCCCGAAATTGCCTGAATGATATTGCCATGTACTGTAGGTTCCACCACTTTGAATGAATACAGGGGACTCTACCCGTGCAGCCTCCGCATCATTATACACCACAACCCTGACTCCGTCATTGCCCCAAAGGTCATTAACGTACATCCAAAAACCTACAGAAGATACCGCAGAGTAGCTTTGGGCAGAAAGCCTCTTGAACACCATGTCGCCTTCAAACGATGGTATGGCGCATATTTTTATACATTTTGACCCTACGATACAACTACCTAGCGGCCCTGTAGAGCTATTTACAACAACAGAAAGAGCTGTAACGCCGGAGCATTCGTCCCAACCTTCCCCGTCCAAGTCTTCGCCTACAATCTTATCTGTCATTATTGTCCATTTGCCAGAGGCGGGGATGTAATAAAAAGAATCTTCCAGCGAAAAACTATACAACCTCTTGGTGGATGTTGAAACATTGATATTCGATTCGTGCATCTTCATGTGCGTCACTTCTTCAACGATAGTTGACGTAATCGGGACTCCTTCAGGGTCTTGGATAATCTTCCGTGCCCCATATCCAAATCTTTTGATTATCTGCCCATTACGGAAATAGACATTCTTACAGTCAGAGCAATGCTGGTCAGAGATGTTTGCATCCTGTTCATTCAACATTAAGCCACGGTCAGGCTTATTAACTATGATGTATTTATAATTAGCCATTTAGATTCCAAATGCTGTGTATTCAATTGAGTATTCGTAATAATCATCTGCTCTAACTTGTATATTATATGGTACGTTTGACGCTACGGCATTAGGTTGTAAGTAGATTTGCTCCCCATCACCCAATCGTTGCCATCCAGCAGATATCGTACCAACGGAAGTGCAAACTATAAACACGCCACTATGAGACGATAAACCTGCGCACGCAAGGGCGTTTACCCAGCTAGATACAACGCGAACATAAATACCCTTTAGCCCACCACTGGCCATTGTCCCGAAACCAACAGCAACACTCGTCTCGCCACTTACGGTTAGAGTCCCTGTTCCTCCTACTTTTGTGTAAAGACCAGATAACGTGAAGTTATTATCTTTTAGAACAGGGTCGCCCATGTTACGCATCTGAAGTTTAACGCCTGCTTCTATTAGTGCTGCCATGACATTCTCCTATATTGCGGGAACCGATAATCCCGATGTCCTGTTTCTTAAATTCTGCTTGGAAGCATACTGCGGTGTCCAGTCCTGGAAGTTACCATCTGATACAGCTATCCGCTTACATTGCTTTCCAAATATATTGTTAAAGAAGTTTCTCGTCTGGAAATCTCTCATCGCAGTTGCACCCCAGACAGTAGCCCTTGCTATTACTGCCAAATCCAACAGGCTACCCAGTGGATTATTATCATCTGCGTTTGTATCGAACGGTATCGGCCATTGAGTCAAAAACAACTCGATAGGGATACCAGTTGTAGCGGGTGTTGGGTACAGCTTGATATACTCACCTTCGTAAGTGTAATACTTAACCGGACCACCACCGCTGTCAGTTGGAGAAGAGAAAGCGTCCCGATATTCTTCAGGTGTTATATATTTCAGCGGTCTTGAATTTGAGCCGCTCATATAGATAGCGTCAAGTACTGTCTTTGTTCTGTTGGGAACGGGGTAGTAAAGCTTATTAGCAACCGTCTTGACCGATGTGCTATCCAGCACTTTCATCTTACGCCAGTTACGCAAGGCCGCTGTATCTTGTAACGCAAAGTTCAGCCAGTCAGTCTCAAGGGCAGATATACTTCTATTGCCTAGATTCTGCTGAAGATGCGTTTTCATTTCCGATTGTTTCATGCTCTCACCATTTCCGCTGATTTAATGACTCTGGCCGGTACTCCAACCACAGTTGTATTTGCTTCTACGTCTTCCAGTACCACCGAACCAGCACCTATAATAGCACCGTCACCGATAGTTATATCTTGGACAACCGTAGCACCTATTCCGATAAATGCTCCTTCTCCCACATTCACCCTTCCAGCCAACTTAGCACCCGGACATATATGTGATGCTCTTCCTATCTTACACTCATGGTCAATAATAGAACCCGTATTAAGAATAACAGAGTCGCCAATATCACAATGGGTACACACATGCGACCCTGCCGCTACCGTGACATTACTGCCTATCTTCGCATTACCAGCTATCGTAGCATAAGGATGTATGGCATTAACCAGAGAGATATGGTGGCACTTCAAATGCTGGGCAATTTTATTCCTGATTTCGTTGTCACCGATAGCAACAATGACACTATTAAACTGATACCGCATAAAGCCAACATTGTCAGGCTGTCCAATAATAGGAATGCCGTCAACATTACGACCTTGCATTTGAATGTTGTTGTCCAAAAAACCAACGACATCAAACTGGTGATTATTGCGTAGAATATCCAGTACGACACGACCATGCCCCCCTGCACCAATGATAGCAACCTTCATAGTACCTCCATAGGTGGGGCAGGCCGCGAAAGGTAACAGCCTGCCCCAGAGACAAAAAAATGGAACTATGTTGTAATTCCGAACGCAGTAAAGGTAAACCTAACAACCTCAGCAGCATCAACAAAACCACCATTCGATGCCTGTATCTCAATAAAGATACCGGAACCGGGGTCGCCTTGCTTTTTCCATACTACTTGTGCCTTCCCAGATAACATATTGATAGCAACATTATCAATAGACTGATAATAACTTTCAAATCCGCTTCCGGGGAATGTAGAAGCACCACTTGCTACTGCACTGAAGCTGATTATAGAATAGCCTCTACCGCCCGAACTTACTCGTACCGGCCTTGACTTTCTTGTAACAGTTATAGCCATAACAAACCTCCCTTCAGAGGTGTAAGGGGTTATTATTCCATGCACCAATCAACAGCAAAGTAATTATCAGCACCAACCGCACCATCAATAGCATGGCCCCACGGGAGCGCTAGTACTGTTGTTGAGTTAGTGGTTGTGGATAGTAACCCTGCACTAACTGGAACTACTGGCGTACCAGCAGCCACGGTTGCCCTACTGTACCCCATGCCCGGCCCTTTAGTCTGCACCAGACAATAGCCCGATGTTGCCACACTAATAACAGCAGCACCACCAGGAAGGATTCGCCCTTTGCCTGATACTGTGCTTGCTATCTCTAAGCCGTAATATGGATTAGTACGCAAAACTGCGTAAGATGTCGTATCTAATGCAATAACTAAGCCTTGCTTGAGCCGCAAACGAGAGATGCCAGTGCCTCCGATCTCGTAAGAGTTTACCGGGTACGCAAAGCCATGACCTGTACCGGACACAACTTCAAATGTACCATCTTCGTAGCGAGTCATAGACGATAGCCCAGCGGATACGCCATACAGCTTGATATTAACATCTCCGATACTACCACCCCAACCTGCGGCTGCACTGTTTAAGTGA